AAGATAGTTGACAAAATCAACACATGTCTGCATACCATAATCGGCAGGTAGACCAAGGAAGTAATCACGAATCTGCAGGTCATTATTTACGGCATAGGTAATCGTTAATAGCATACCATCTGATACTTCAATATCGTTGATAAATTGTTCAATTGCAAAATCAATTGTATCTTTGGCTTCGCCACGGGTTAGGGATGTGTTCATTGTTAGTTTCCATTCTTTGGTTGGGTTAAGGATGTTATTGTAGCAGGTACCACTGACATTTGCCATGTGGCTTTCTTGAAATTATCCCAGAGGGTATCCATTTCATTAAACAGATCTTGAGCAGACTTATCAGACATTATTCCCCCTCATCATATTCTAAGGATAGCGGGAAGGAATCAGATTCCATTTCCGCCATCTGATAATAGCACTCAGGGCAGACATAATCATCGCCATAAATATCATACTCTTCTTCAGAGTAGAATACTTCGCTTGTACCGCATACTTCATAGTATAGGCAGGCTACTTCAAAAATAGTTTCATTAGTCATTATTTGACCTCTTCTAGTGTTAGGCAAAGTGGGTTGCACTCGCAATAATCAAAATCAAAATCACCATCTGGAGATACCCATCCAGTAATTCCTTGACCATAGCAGTTATCGCAGGACTTGAAGATACACTCCCAGCAAGTAGAATCGGAAGTATAGGGAGCGTCATATACTGAAATATCAGATAAACGCTTATTGCAATCTTTGCAATATGTGGCAACAGTAGACATTTAATGCCCCTTTCTTTTCTTGATATCGGAAGTATAGCAGAACCCACTGACATTATCTAGTTGTACCCGCCAGTATTTGGGAGATTAAAATCACACCCCGTAATCGGCGTGTCGAGTTGACAGGGGCCAGCCGCACTCGGGCGTGTCGCATAGCTATGCAATGTTATAAATATTTATTCAAATTTATTTTTATATTTATTTTTACGTGTATATTTTTTCTTGTTACGAATTGGAGTTGCAGCATTTGATCTCCGCAACTCTTGAACACGATTTACTTTATTCATTATTTTCTCCCGCAATTTCACGACACTTCTCACATTCTGATTCTATTCCGCCAAGGTGAATTGTTGTTGCCATTACTTTCCACCAACTTTTCCGCTACGATAAAAAATCTTTGTGTACATTTTTCCATCAGGTAAAGTTAAATTGTAGGTTGCATATTCATCTGCAAATCCCCAATCGGTGCAACGACCAAACGAGTCAAACGCATCAAGTGCATCAGCATAAGAGTGAATAGAGTGTGGGACGGGATTTCCGTCATAGGTTGTTGTAATTTTGTACATTAGTTGCTCCATTCTAAAGTTAAGCACTTACATTTATTTATAGTTATTGTATCACCTTGCACTGACATTGTGGCAAGGGTATCACATTCATCACATATGAAAATTTTATCAGACATAGTAAGCCATTTCTGTGAGTAGATGAGCATAGCCTGTTGAGTCAGACTTTAGAGATAATTCGCAAGGCTGGCATTGCCACTCATAGCGAATTGTTTTACCCGTTCCAAGTGTAGCGATACACATATGGGTCATCTTTTGAGAGCATACTGGGCAATAGGCAGAAATTGTCTGCCCTAGCCCACCAATTTTAATTGTCATAGTAATTCACTATCCAATCCGACATAAATTGTTGTCCAGAAATCTTCTGGAATAAACTTATGCACTTCAGGGTTATAAGTAGGGCGAACCTTGCAAGCATAAGCAAGATAACCCTCAGGGGTAGAGTGGTGCATATCCTTTCGGAAATCTGCATATTGGATTATGCCTTGTCCTTTTGAGGACTTTACATATTTGCCTTCTAAGGCTTCTGAGATTAGCATTAAGTTGCCACCTTTCTTTTTGTTGATAGTTGGAATTATATCAGATTATACTGACATTATCTAGGCGACACGCCGAGATTTGTTGCAAGTAGTTGGTGTGATTCGCATCACTTTTGACCATTTATTAAACTTGCCAGCAGGGGAGCAATTTACACGCTCACCCGTGAAACAATTTGTGCAATACAAACCTTCGTGTGCATATTCGCAAACTTTGCAAACACGAACAACGGCGGGGGTAGTGGATTTTACTACCATTGGAGCATTATTCATTAACGCCCACTCAAGAGAAATCTTTACATCGCTTGGAGCATACTCAAGCGGAACAAAACTATCATTTACTTTTACTTCTAGTGTAGCCATTTTATGACCACCTTTCTTTTTTAACTGTTTAACTATCGCTAGTTTAACATACTTTTTCGCTACTATCGAGTATACTGGGGAGTAGTCTCAATATTTGGAGCGTGTACTTTGTGAAGTACATCACATTTTTTATATCTTTATTTAATTTTATAACTGGAAGTTTATCAGATAAAATCGAAAAAATCAAGCGACACGCCGTAAGTTTTAGGTTAATTTAAGATGAACAATAATCCACAGCTTGTGGATAAATCTGTGTATATCGAATGTCTTAAATGCCGTAAATGTCCGATTTTTTGGGCCAGCCCCTCGGCTCGGCTTTGTCAAGCCGACACGCCGTTATTTTTTTTTATTTTTTAATAAAATTAGGCGTAGCAATTTTGCTACGCCTAAGCTTTTATTTTTATTTAGTGATTTGTGTTTTTAAAACACTCGTCCCAAAATCTATCGCTATTGAATCGCTCGTTATCTGATGCGAACATTTCGATGAAATCATTTACTAGATCTTCTAGCACTTCGAGTTTAATTTCTGAAGCATAAGAATTAATAATTTCAGCGGTTGAAACATAGTCCTTGCGTGACATTGACATAATTAGTTTTCCTTTCGTGTTTTGTGAATTAGGCGGGAGTGTCGTTATTAGTGTGCAGTCCCGCCTAAACTTATTTTATTTTTACTTCGTTGTCTTTACCATAGCAATACGCTTTGAGCCATTTGCTAAAGTTAGACCAACACGAGTTACTTTATTTGATACAGGAGAGAACGAGTTAATTCGTCCAGTTACGCCTGTCTTTGATGTGGTGAATAAATCTCCGATTTGATAAGTGTATCCGTGTAGTGTCATTCTTTTTTTCCTTTTCTTTGTTGGGTATTAGTTGAGCCTTTTTCCGACTTGCTCAGGTCGTTTAGCGATTTGCTAAACTTTACTTGATTGTGACAGTTGTCCAGCGGTCTTTGCCGTCAACTTCCAACTTCACACGAGATTGGTTAGGCTTTACATTTACAATTTCCTTAATTGTTCCTGTTACCTTTGAGCGTTGTGTGGTGAATAGGTCACCGATTTGGTAAGTACGATTTTCGATTGTCATTTATTTATTTTCCTTTTCTTGTTGTTGTTAATAGTAGTCTACCATAGACCACTGACATTAGTTTCCGCCACTAGTGCTAGTGAAACTAGAGAACGATTTTTTACAGCCTTGATATGGGCAATAGATATGGCTAGGCTTGTGATAGTGATAAGTGTAGCGACCTACACTAGACAGGCTATAAGAATGATGGCTTGTGCCACGAGCGTTAGCAACGGCGGGAATTAGAGCGAGTGCTAATCCTAGTACGATAATCTTAGTTTTCATTTTTATTCTTTCCCCATTCTTTATCGGTTAGTAGTTTAGCAGATAGGTACGACACTAGCAATAGTGAAATGAGAGTTAAACTATTTATAGTCATTAGAGCACCTCGTCTACATCAAACGCAGGTACGGGGATAAATACAGATTCTGATTCTGATTCTGCTAGTTCATCTAGCATTGATTGATAATTGTCTGCTAGTTCTGACCAACGGTCTTTATTATTATTATCGAATGAGTATGACATATTAGTCACCTTTCTTTTTTTATAGATAAACCTTTTATCTATCTTTCCTTGCCTAGTGTTATTTGCTCTTATTTGCTTAGGCTCACCTTTCGGATTATTTGCTAAGGCTCAGAGGCTCAACTAGGATTTTTCTTTATTTAATTTGTATGACTGGAAGTCTATCAGATAGGGCTGACAAAATCAACTCGACACGCCGTGCCGTGATTGTGACTTACGCCACAAACAGAGCGTGATAACGCTTAGCGATTAGGATAGCCTTTGGATTAGGCTGACCCCAACGAGAGCCATTATCTACACTAGGATACTTAGCGTTAATACGCTGAGCGATAGTGATAGGCATTAACTTAGGGCGGGGAGCATAGCCACCTGCCTCTAGACCAAAATCTTTAGCAATATCCATACGGATTTCATTATAGTAGTTATTTAGTGAAGTCATTTTGACTTCCTTTCTTTAAGTTAAACTAACAACCTTTGTTAATTTCTTATAGTGTAACTATAACACACACCACTGACATTTTCAACTCCAAAATGCGTACAAATCGGACATCTTTTAAAAAAACTTTGTGAGATAGACCACATCTTTAGGGTACATACCAGGGCAATTTGGACATTTCGGGCGCACTATTCAAATTTGATTTTTTGTTTTTAAAAGTGAATCATGCATTTTAAAAATCCATTAACATTTTGATCAAATCTAATTTAGTGTGATACACGTTACATTGTAAAAAATTGGTGGAAATGTGCTACAATATAGCATATGAGTTTTATAGAAAGAATGAAACAAGCAAGATTAGAAGACGACAAAGTTGTTCATTTTAAGAACGCTTTTCCTGTTGTGCCTAATTTTGAAACTTTTGTAAAAAGCAGTCAGATGGTACCAAAAAGTAAGCTTAGAAAAGAAAATGAATTTTTGACAATTTACTACACTGGAGAAAAGCTTCCTATGCTTTATGCCTTTAATGGGTTTAAAGAATTTGAGGATGCAATGCTCAAAGCTTTTGGACTCTATCTTTGGAACGAACCAGTAATGATCTATTCTCAAACAACAGAGCATGGGTCGGGACTTTTTATGCATGTTGATCCTGGTAAGCAAATTCACTGGAATTGCATAGGAAAAGCATTATGGACAGTTATAGAAAATGGCAAGGAAGTTAAGTATATTATGGAACCAGGAGATGTAATCTATATTCCTGAAGGATGGAAACATGGAGTTATTACATTAGAAGCTCCCCGAGCTGGTATGATTTATACTGGTTGGTCAAATGACCAAATTAAGAACTTAAATCCTACTACATTAGAAAGATATTAATTGAATTACACACAATTAGCAAATATGATTGACCATTCATTGCTACAACCTACTTTAACTGAGTATGAAATTGCAGAAGGCATTAATTTGGCCTTAAGATATGGTGTAAAATTAGCAATGGTAAGACCAACACATGTACAATTTGCAAAAAATCTCAGTCAATCGAGTAGTTTACAAATTGGAACAGTCATTGGATTTCCTTTTGGCTATAATACTCATGAAGTAAAGATGTTAGAAGCTAAAATTGCGGTAATGCATGGAGCAGATGAGTTTGATATGGTCTTAAATATCGCTGCATTGAAGTCAAAACAGTATGATGTGGTGGTAAAAGACATTGAAACTGTAAAGCAAGCAGTAGAAATGAGACCTTTAAAGGTAATTTTAGAGACTGCATACCTTACAGATGAAGAAATTGAGCAAGGATGCTGGTTATCTGAGCAAGCTGGAGCTAATTTTGTGAAAACTTCAACAGGATATGCTCCTGAAGGTGCTAAAGTTGAGCATATTAAGCTCATGAAAGAGTCGGTATCTGAAAAAGTAGAGGTAAAAGCTGCGGGGAAGATCAGAAGTTTAGATTATTTACTAGAATTATATGATGCAGGAGCTACAAGATTTGGATTAACAGCAACGGAGGCTATCTTAAATGACTTTATCTCAAGAAACAAATAATTGTAACAGATGTGGTTATTTTAAAGCTAGATTTTTAAGTATTAAAGATGGAAAAACTTTGCGATTTTGTTTATCATGCGTTCAAAAGATGAGATCTTCTGAAAACGAGGCAGATCACGATAGTGTATCTGCTTAGCGTGTTTTAAAAAATATCTTTTAGGCATTTTCTTCATCTTCTTCAAATACAAAAGATGGGGCGGGAGCTAGAATCTGTCCAGATTCGTGCAATTTAGTCAAAGCAGTAGCATCAGCACCTAGCTTATCAGCAATAATGGACAACATATCATAATTCCTCTGGCTTTGAATAAATATAGCCCCTAATAGCTCTCTCATATTAACTAATATATCAAAGGCTTCCTGGTTTATAATCTCTTCCCCCAAATTACCCACCTAATATCTCCTTGGTTATATAATCCCATTTGTTGGCTTCCATTCCCGCCGAATTATTGATCACTAGATCATTATCTTCGTTATTCATAGTATATAGCCAAGGCTTGGGATTATCCAAATCTATCTTCCCCACCAAAATTAAATCTTTTCCATCTTTTATCTCTAAAGTAATGGCAAAATTATCTTCATACTTGTCATGAGGCTCGATATAAGCTCTTTCAATGCGAATCTTTGCCATGTCCAGGATTAGCCAGCAAAGGATAATCTTCTTCCATCATATTATTAAATTCTTCTGATCCGAGCCAAAAAATATTTTCGAGCACATTCCAAGAAAAATTGAGTGCATTGCCCATATAATACTCAAATGCCCAAGATAGTACTTCTGAATCCAGTTTCCGTCCCGCCTCAATCAATTTTGTGTATTGAACTCCACGTACTGACCGAGTAGTAAATATAGAATTACTTCTTGACGGTTTAAATGATTCAGGCATATCGGGATTTGTTAACCAGTCGCATCTAAATATTGCACAAGGGCTATCAGGACGCTTTTCATATACTGTGCATCCTTCTCCAACTTTTACAAATGCACAAGGTTTACGACCAACCTCATCTATACCCATCCAGACTGTAGGGGTTCCATCTTTTAGGTTGATATCAGCCCTCAAATGCCCTTCACAGCATTTTGTACAGTCCCCGCAGGACCTACCTTCAACTATAGGTAGAAAATCCATGAGATCCTACTTTCGGCTCAATCGTTCGGCCAAATCTTTAGGTGTTACTAAAGCATGTTGTTTAACTGAAAGCTTAATTCCTACGTGCGAATAGGTCCAGGCTACTAGTTGTGAGCAGATAACGCTATTCTCAGCTTCAGCTCTCTTTACAGCAGGAAATAAGCTAATTCCAAGGCACTTAAAGCCAAGAGCAATAATTGACCAAACGCCATATTTAAAATGTTCAAAATGTTTTGCAAATTCTACAATATTATGTCTTTGATCTTCTGTTAAAGATGGTTCATCGCTCCACATAAGTGGCTTGCCATCATACTTTGAAAGATTTTGAATTGAAACTCCCGTCGGACGGGCCTCAATAATTTTGCCATCGCCAATATAGATTCCAGCATGATTCCATTTAGACCATGTACCTAATTGAATTAACTTTGCTGCCCAACCTGTAGTATGTACTACAAAGTAATCTCCAACAACTGGTTCATGTGACATTGACTATCTCCTTTAAAATGTTTTCGTAAAGTTGTAGGCCTGCTTTTTGTTCATACCCACATGCTGTACAGTATAACACGATATCTTCACTTACCATTTTGTGAACTAGCCAATAAAGGTACCCATCGTTGTGAGCATACTCACTTTGATGATTAGGGCAGTACAAAGGTTTAACTTTGCCTGCCCTAGCCAAATTGTAATACTGAGAAAAGACTTGTATCTTCATCAGAATGCGATATTTGCCTGTTGAAAAATACTTGAGACGTATTGGAAGACAGTAGGATTGCCTGGTACTGGTTTGAACCAAGTCTTTACATTGCCCGCCCTTGATGGGCAAAGATGGGCTGCGACGGCAGCGGGCCAAGAACCGTAAGTTTTATATGACGATTTTAGTTCGGCAATCATACGTTGATCCTGTACCCATTCTGGTGCATCGCATGCACTCTTATATCCCATAAAGTTGTTCCACGTATCTTGCATGTACTGATAGGCACCACATGCACTACTGGAATAAGACTTGCGATAATATGCGTTAACCCCGCCAGTTTCCACTGACTTGATTGCATTTGCTAGTCTTGAAATTATTACTCGCTGATCTACTCTTTGATTTAAATTTAGCTTGATGCTATAAGCGGGCATTAAAAAAGTTTTTCCAGAAGACAGATCATTAATTAAATAATCTGTGTTACTGTTTTTTTCTTTATTATTATTTAATATATCTATATTAATAATATTTTTAATATTAACTAAATTAGTATATTTATTAATATATAATATATTTTTATTATACACTATTGCTTCTTGCATTTGTGCTGCATGTGCGGGATTGATGCCAAAAATCATTGTGATAATACTCACACCAATCATTACCCATGCTGTTCTTATCCTTGTTTTGTTCTCATTGTTCATTTTGAACCTCCTTGAGGAAAGAGTAGTAAAATCTATCGTATCATGATATACTGGGAAAAACAAGTCAGGAAATCAATGAAAGTATCTTTTACTGGTGCTCCAGAGTATATGGATCGCAATGTAGGCTATGGTGAAGCATCATTTCACGTATATAATGAATTTACTAAAAATGGAATTGAATGTTTAATTAATTCTGCAAAACCAAATATTGGTATAGCATTTTCTCAACCACAAGATTATAAATTTGGATTAAATCAATTTAAAATCGGATACACCCCATGGGAATCAACAGATCTTTATGTTGGCTGGGATCATATTTTTAATAAAGTGTGTAATGAAATTTGGGCAACATCTGAATGGGTAGCTCAAATATATAGATCTAAAACTACAACTCCTGTATTTGTATATGAGCATGGTATTGAAGATGAATGGATTCCTAAGAAAAGAGTTTTAGATCCTTCCCGCCCTTTTAGATTTTTACATATTGGTGAGCCAGCAGTTCGAAAAGATGCTCAATCAGTAGTCAACGCTTTTATTGAACTATATGGCGATGATCCAAATTACGAGCTTGTTTTAAAATGCAGCAATTTAAATACAACAAAAATTTTTGACCCAGTTACAAAAGCAGTAATTGGTTCACCAAATGCATTTTATAAAAATATTAAAATTATTGAATCATTTTTATCGGTAGAACAAATGAAAGGTCTATACGATTTATGTGATGTATTTGTTTATCCATCTTGGGGAGAAGGTTTTGGTTTTAACCCTTTACAATCAATGGCTTCAGGAATGCCAACTATCTGCACCGAAGGCTGGGCAACATATAAAAGATTTATCATTATGCCATTAGATTCAGATTGGCACCCATCTCCTTGGCAACAAACTCACCCTGGCTCTATGTTAAAACCAAAATATGATGATTTAAAATTTTACATGAAAGATGTTGTAAAAAATTATGAAAAATATGCAGAACAAACTTATAAAAATGCATTTTTAATTCATAAAGATTACAACTGGGAAAAAGTTTCTAAGCCAGCTATTAAAAGGCTTCAAGAAATTGAAAAGCAATATTTCAATTAAAAAAATGTGCTACAATTAAGTTCTAAATTCAATCTAACTAGGAGAACCAATGTCTAATACTATCGAAAATCCATATGAAAATTTTATTGCTTTATCTCGATATGCAAGATGGTTAGAACACGAAAATCGTCGTGAGACATGGGGTGAAACAGTAGATCGTTACTTTAACTTTATGGTCTCAAAGTTAAAAGAAAATAATAATTATTCTCCTGACCCAAAGATTGTTGCAGAGTTACGTGATGCAGTATTTAATCGTAATGTAATGCCATCTATGCGTTCTATTATGACTGCTGGTCCAGCACTAGAAAGAGAAAATGTTGCTGGATATAATTGTTCATTTATTCCAGTTGATAATCCTAGATCATTTGATGAAGCAATGTATATTCTTATGTGTGGCACTGGTGTTGGTTTTTCTGTTGAATATAAATATGTTAATAAACTCCCCGTTCTTCCAGAAACATTAGACAAATCAAACACAACAATTATTGTTAGTGATTCAAAAGAAGGTTGGGCTAAAGCTTATCGTGAACTCCTTGGACTTTTATGGGCAGGACATATTCCTCAAGTTGATATAAGTAAAGTTCGTCCTTCAGGTGCTCGCTTAAAGACAATGGGAGGAAGATCTTCAGGACCACAACCATTAGTTAATCTTTTTGATTTTACAATTAAAGTTTTTAAAGGAGCACTTGGTCGTCAACTTAAGCCAATTGAAGCTCATGACATAATGTGTAAAATTGGAGAAGTTGTAGTTGTTGGAGGAGTTCGTCGTTCAGCATTAATTTCTCTTTCTAATATTAATGATATTGAAATGGCAGCAGCAAAAGCTGGTAACTGGTGGGAATCAAATGCCCAACGTGCTTTATCAAATAACTCTGTTGCTTATTCTCGCAAACCAGAGATGGCACAATTTATTTCAGAATGGAAGTCTTTATATGATTCAAAGTCGGGCGAAAGAGGTATCTACAATGTGGCAGCAGCCCAAGCTCAAGCAGCAAAGTACGGAAGACGTAGTGCAGATATTCACTATGGAACTAACCCTTGCTCAGAAATTATTTTACGTCCTTACCAGTTTTGTAATCTTTCAGAAGTCGTACTTCGTGAAAAAGATACAGTTGAAGATGTTGCTAATAAAGTCCGTCTTGCAACAATTCTTGGGACATGGCAATCAACTCTTACAGACTTTAAGTACATTCGTAAAATTTGGAAAGACAATACAGAAGAAGAGCGTTTATTAGGAGTTTCTCTTACTGGACAGTTTGGACATAAGTTCTTTTCTGGACAAGAAGGATTAGATAAACTCGGAGATGTTTTAAGCAGACTTCGTGAATATGCAGTTACAACAAATATTGAAGAGGCAGAGAAAATTGGGATTCCCGCCTCAGCAGCAATTACTTGCGTTAAGCCTTCGGGCACAGTATCTCAATTGGTCGGGGTGTCTTCAGGAATGCATGCATGGCATTCAGAGTATTATATTCGCACAGTTCGTGGTGACAAGAAAGATCCTATCACCCAGTTCTTACAAGATTCAGGTATTCCTGCAGAAGATGATGTAATGAAACCAGACGCTACTACTGTATTTTCATTTCCAGTAAAAGCACCAAAAAATGCTATTACAAGAGATAAAGTTTCAGCATTAGAACAACTTGAAATTTGGCTTGTTTACCAACGCCATTGGTGCGAACATAAGCCATCTGTAACAATTTCTGTAAAAGAAGATGAGTGGATGGAAGTAGGTGCTTGGGTGTACAAGCATTTTGATGAATGCTCAGGAATTTCATTTTTGCCATATTCAGAACATACTTATGTACAAGCTCCTTATCAAGAAGTTAATAAGGCTGCATATGAAGAAATGGTTGCAAAGATGCCAAAATCAATTAATTGGGCTGCTTTGTCAATGTATGAACTTGAAGATAGTACTACAGGGACACAAGCATTAGCTTGCGTATCTGGAGAATGTGAAATTGTTGATATTGGTCAAAACTGATATAATTTAATTTAAGAACCCCTGTTTCTACGGCGAATACGTGGCAGGGGTTTTTCTATGAATTAACAAATTAAAATGCTATAATCAATACTGAAATACTTTAATATAGAGGTGTGTCCGTGAATCAAAAAGAAGTCAACTATAATGTTATTCAGGGTGATTCATTCACTTTGAGTATTACCTATACAGACTCAAATAATATTCCTATTGATTTAACTGGATATACCGCAACTATTGAAGTAAGAGATAAGCCAGGCGGTAAAATTGTTTGTGCAACGGGAATAATTGGAAGTGGAATTACAATTCCAAATCTTCAATCAGGTATCATTCAAATTAATCTACCACCTTCAATGACAAAAAACTTTGTTCTTCCAAGAAGTGCTTATCAAATACAACTTACCAGCAGTGGTGGAATTGCTCAAACAATTCTTCAAGGTTGGCTTTTAGTTGAACCAGGGGTGATTATGTAATGGCAGAAAATGTAACAGTTATCAAACAAGATAACATTGCTAACATTTCTTCTACAGGAGTCCAAGGTCCTCGTGGAAGCATTATTTATAGTAATGTTGGTACACCAAGCTCAACTTTAGGAGTTGTTGGTGATTACTATATTGATTCTGCTTCAAAACAATTTTATGGGCCAAAAACCCAAAATGGCTGGGGAACACCAAATTTTCCAATTGGTGGACAACAGATCTACATTGGAACAACTACACCATCAAACACAATAGGATATCCTAGTGATATTTTTATTGATTCGTCAAACAATACTGTTTATACAAAACTAGGTGACTCATGGAATGCAGGACAAGTTCTTGTAAATCCATCAAATTTTTCTTATATTTACGAGCAGCAAACAAACAGCACGACCTGGCATATAAACCATAACCTGCATTATCGCCCAAATGTGCAAGTCACGGATTATGGTCAGAATAATTTAGAATGTGATATCACGCAAATTGATGCAAATAATATTGAATTAGATTTCAATACACCTGTATCAGGCTATGCGTATTTATCATAATCAAAAGGGAGAGTAACAAAACATGGCAAAAACGTTTTTAACAAATATTAATCTTAAAGGAAATCAGCTATTAAATGCTGTAATCCATTCAGCATCATCTGCACCATCAATTTATAATGCAGGTCAACTATACTTTAGCACCACCGCAAACAACAATCGTGGTGCCCTTTACCAATCATATTGGTCAAACTACCCAACAACCCCAGCAACTTATGCTTGGGAGCAAATTAGCTCTACCTACAATACAGTAAGCTCTGTAAACAACTTTACTGGAGCCGTAACAGTAGCAGGAACAAGCAATCAAGTAGTTGTATCTAATGCCACAAATACAGTTACTATTTCTCTTGCCTCTGCTCTTACATTACCAGGATCATTGGCTGTACCAAACGGTTCAGCAACAACATTGGGCGGAACTCTTACTGTAACAGGCGGTAAGTCAACATTTACTGCTTCAACTACAGGTGGAGCATCAATTAATATTCCAGTTGCAACATCTGCACCAACTGCACCAGTAGCTGGTGATATTTGGTTAGATTCAACAGCAGGATTTAAGGCTTATTACAACTCAGGAACACATACAATTGCTGATCTTGATTCAACACAAACATTTACAAATAAATCTTTGTCAGGATCAACAAATACATTTACAAATATTCCTAACTCAGCACTTGTACACCCTTCAATTACAGTAACCCCAGGAACTGGAATTTCTGTAAATGGTGGTACATCAACTGTAACAACAAATCTTGGCGATACATTAACTATTGCTAATACAGGTGTTACAAGCGTTGCTTTGTCACTCCCATCAATCTTTACAGTAAGTAATTCACCAGTAACAACAACTGGAACACTTACAGCAACACTTAATACTCAAGCAAAGAATACAGTTTTTGCTGGCCCAGCAACTGGTTCAGATGCAACACCAACATTTAGGTCTCTTGTAGATGCTGATATTCCTGCATCTGTTGCAAGACTTGCATCTCCAACATTTACTGGAACAGTAACAATTCCAACACTTAGCTTAACAAATGCTCTTAGTGTTACAAATGGCGGTACTGGAGCAACAACAGCAGCTGGTGCACGTACTAACTTGGGTGCAGCAGAATCTGGAGCTAACTCAAGTATTACAAGCCTTTCAGGTTTAACAACAGCTCTTTCAGTTGGACAAGGTGGCACAGGTACCTCAACAACTCCTACATCAGGAAAGATTTTAATCGGTAAAGCAGATGGAACTTATGCAGTTGCTACACTTTCACAAGGTGCAACAAATGGCGTAACAATTACAAATGGCAGCGGTTCAATTACTCTTGATACAGCTCAAGATATTAGATCAACAGCTACACCAACATTTGCTCAAGTATATGTTTCTGCAGATCCAAGTCAAGCTCTACAAGTTGCTACAAAGCAATATGTTGATAACTTAGGAACAGGATTTAACTCACACGATGCAGTAGAGGCAGCAACCACAGCACCATTAGGATCAACTTATGGAACAGTAGTTTATACTGCTGGAACAGCTGATAATGGCGGAGGTTACGGTGTAGGTGCAACACTTACATCTGGAATTAACGGTGTATTTACAATTGATAATTACACACCAGATCAATATGATCGTGTTCTTATTAAGAATGAAACAAATGCAACATGGAACGGTATTTATGTTGTAACAAATACTGGTAGTTCTTCAAGCAAGTGGGTACTTACTCGTGCAGTAGATTCAGATAACCATATTGCTGG